TTCGCCTACCGGGGAGTTGTACCCGGTAACGTGGGATGCCCGCATGAGTACGTTAAGAGCCAGCCCGGCTGCGTCGCCTGCGGCCATGTGCCAACAGTGTGGGAGAAAAGCGTGTGAACAAGACACCGCGAGCCAGCGTCCGGGTTCTCAAAGCGGACGGTACGACCCAGATATTTCCCCAGGCCGAAGTCGGTGAACGGGTGGAGACCCGAATGCGCCGGTTCGTCCTGGACCGCATCAGTGACACCAGCGGTGTCAGCGGCGTCGGCCTGGTTGCGGAGGGGGTAGTCTTCGGCGACAACACGGCGGTATTGCGCTGGAACACCGAGCTGACATCCACCGCGATCTACGACTCGGTGTCTGACCTGATCGCGATTCACGGACACAACGGTTTGACGCAATTGAGGTGGGTCGATGGTTAGGGGGATGACCAAGGAGCAGCGCGAGTCGCGGGACGCCAACATCCTGCAACTCTTCCTTTCCGGGTACAGCGAGCGGGAGATCGCCAAGCATCCGCGCATCATGCTGACCGGTGGGCGCGTCCACATGATCATCGTCGAGCAGTTGGAGAAGGCCGGCGAGCGATTCGGGCTGATCAGCGAGAAGGCCCTGATCGTCTACAGCGAGCGGCTGGAAATGCTGATCCGCGCGATCTGGAACCGCGCCTACGGAGAGCAGGACCCCAAGGCCATCGAGGTCGCCCGGCGCCTGCTGGAACAGCAGTCCAGGCTCTACCAGATCAGCGACGAGCGCATGGGAATGCCGATGGCGCCGATGGGTGACAACGAGATCGCCGACGAGGTGGTGGAGCTGCAGCGGTGGCGTGAACGCCACCGTAAGCCGCCCGAAGCGCTGTAACGATGACCACCGCCGCGGCGATTCGGACGCTGGGGTCCACCACGCCCCGACTCGCCACCCCGCCACTGGCAGCGAACTGCGACACCAGCTACGACGGCCCGCAGTGCCCGTGTGGGTGCGGCCTCAACGAGCAGACCAGCTGGGGGCACTCCTGCATCGAGTTCCTGCAGCGGTGGTGGGGTTGGTCGCTGCTGTCCTGGCAGTGCTACCTCTACTGGCACGCGCTGGAGAAGCGGCTGGATCACACCGGGTTCCGATTCAAGACCGTCGTGGTGCTGGTCGGCCGCCAGCAGGGTAAGACGCGGTGGATCAAGGGCCTGGGCCTGTGGCGGCTGTTCATGAACGAGTACGGCCTGCCGAGCCCGAGCTGCCCGGCCGCGCGGCTGGCGGTGATCGCGGCGCAGAACCTCGACTACGCCGAGACGATGCTGGGCGAGGTGGTCGACGAGATCAAAGAGAACCACCTGTTCACCCGCGAGCTCATCAACCACCGCGTCGTCAACGGCGGCCACCGCGCGATTCTCACCAACCGGCGCATCTGGCGCGCGGCCACCGCCACCACCAAGGGCGCGCGCTCGCTGTCGGTGGACCTGGCGATGATGGACGAGCTGCGCACCCACACCACCTGGGACGCCTACAACGCCATTGCGCCGACCACCACCGCCCGCCCGTACAGCCAGGTGATCTGCACGTCGAACGCCGGAGAGGCGAAGTCCATCGTGCTGCGCAGCCTGCGCGAGCCCGCGGCCAAGCGGATTATGACCCACGACACGGAGAAGACGCAGGTGGGGCTGTGGGAGTGGAGCGTCCCGATGGACGTGGACCCGCGCAACCCCGCGTTCTGGTATCAGAGCCTGCCGGCGATGGGCCACCTCAACGAGTTCACCATCGACACGGTGATGGGCTACTTCGAGTCCATGCAGTACAAGAACATGCCGGGGTTTCAGACCGAATACCTGTGCCAATGGGTGGATGCTCTGGAACCGGGTGTGCTCCCGGCCGAGTTCTGGCAGAGCGGCATGGACAGTGGCTCCCGCCGCGCGGAGGGAGCGCCTGTGTACGCCGCGCTGGATGTGAGCTACGACCGGGCCCGCGCCTACATCGCGATCTGCGCCACCCGCACGGACGGCTACCTACACATCGAGGTGATCCAGGCCGCCCGCGGACTGGACTGGGTGATCCCATGGCTCAAGGAGCGCAAGGCCAAATTCAAGGGCGTCGCGGTGCAGAAGACCGGCGCCCCGGTGTCGGGCATGATCCCGGACCTCCAAGATGCCGGCGTCCCCGTGGTGGAGTGGGGGCCTGGCGCGGAACTGACCGCCGCGTGCGGGATGTTCTACGACAAGATCGTCCAGGGCGAGGTCTATCACCGGCCCGGCCTCGTCCTGGACCGAGCTGCCGCGTCCACCATCGCGCGCCGGGTCAACGACGCCTGGATCTTCGACAGGCGTAACTCCCCGGTGGACGCCGCGCCGCTGATTGCGTGCGCGGCGGCGGTGTGGCTGAGCGAGAATTGCCCGGAGCCCGGTGCGCCTACCGTCCACCTCTGGCCGGACGAGGAGAGGATGGCGCAATGGGAAAAAGAAGCACAGGAGAAGTGGGGTGATGGCCTTGGCTGAGGACGTAATTCCCATTGGCGCGCGGCTGGGTAGCGAGCGGCTGTTTACCGAGCCGCCGTTCTTCGGAGAGCAGGTGGGACCGCAGCTGGACCCGCGCACCTGGGAACCGATGGCCGAGCACATGGAACCGGACCCGCCGGAGCGCCGTGACGTACCGGATGCGCCGGAGCGCAAGGACATGCCGCGCCCGGAGCATCGCGACCCGCGTAAGCGCAAACCGGCCAAGCAACCACACCGGGAGGGTCGTGAAGGTCGTTTAGCGGCCACGCAGGCGAGCGGCAAATGGCGCAATATCGTCGGCAATTGCTGCGAAATCGCCGGCATTGCCTCAATTTCGGCAGGTTCTTTCCAAATTGCCGCGTGGCTTGGTCTCATCGTGCTGGGGGTGTGTCTCATACTTCTGGGCGTAGCCACCGGAGTTCAGAGGGCTGAATGAGCATCCTGGCGCGTCTGCTTCCGCGCAACGGTCAGGTCGAGCAACGTGACCTGACCAGTTCGTCATTCGTCCCGCCGCCGCAGGTCGGTGTGATCGACGACTACGTGGGTGTGCACCGCGCGATGGCCAACCTCACCGTGCTGGCCTGTGTCCGGCTGCTCGCCGACACCATTGCCTCCATGCCGTGGAAGGCGTACAAGACCGATGCCAAAACCGGCATCCCGGTAGAGGTGACGCCGCAGCCGGCGATCCTGCGCGAGCCGTTCCCCGGCTTCGACCTGTTCCAGTACAAGTGGATGATGGTCGCGGCGATGGCGCTGCGCGGCAACTTCTACGCCTACGTGAGCAGCCGCAACAACCGGATGCAGCCCACCGCGGTGCTGCCGCTGCATCCCGACATCGTGTTTCTCGAGCGCCGCCCGGACATCCTGATGTGGTTCGACCCGATCTACCGGATCATGGGCCAGCAGGTGCCCGACGAGGACATGGTGCACATCCGGCGCTTCACCATGCCGGGCGAGCCGTGGGGGCTGTCCCCGATCCGCCAGGCCGCCGTCGCCATCGGCATGGGCCTGGCCGCCGAGGAGTTCGGCTTCCGCTACTTCCGTGAATCCGCGAACCCCAGCGGCCTGCTGACCACCGACCAGGACCTGCCCGAGGACGCGGTGGAGCGCCAGCAGAAGAACTGGATCGCCAGCCACCAGGGTCGCCGGATGCCCGCGATTCTCACTGGCGGCTTCAAGTGGCAGAACCTGTCGATCTCGCCGGAGGAGAGCCAGTTCCTGGCCACCCGCAAGTTCCAGCGCAGCGAGATCGCAATGATGTACGGGATACCGCCGCACATGATCGGCGACGTGGAGAAGACGACCAGCTGGGGCACCGGCATCGAGCAACAGAACATCGGCGCCATCACTTACACGTTCCGGTCGTGGGTCGCGCCCATCGAAAGCGTGTTCTCTTCCATGCTGCCGGGTGGCCAGTACGTCAAGTTCGACTTCAACTCGCTGCTGCGCGGCGACCTCAAGAGCCGCTACGCCGCCTACACCGAGGGCATCCACTCCGGCTGGCTCAACGTCAACGAGGTCCGCGCCAAGGAGGATATGGAGCCTATTGGCGCCGATGGCGACATCTACCTGCAGCCGGTCAACTACGCTCCACTGGGCTTCACTCCGGTGACGGCGCCTGGCCGGGTGCCCGCCCCACCATCGGGACCCACCAGGGTGCCCACCAAGCCCATCACCGGCGGCGAGTCAAATCCCCAGGCCGCCGGTTATGACGACGGACTCAACTTCCCGTGGCCGGTTCACCACAACGGAAGCCCCCTGGCGGGGGTCCGCGACTGAAGGAGATCACGATGGACCACCGCAACCGCGACAAGCTGATCGACGTGACCGAGCGCAGGACGCTGGCTGAGCCACTGGAATGCCGGGAGAGCAGCGACGGCCAGCTTGTGCTGACCGGGTATGCGGCCACCTTCGAGCCGTATGACTGCTACGGCGGCCCGGCCGGTGGCGGGTGGGTGGAGGAGATCAGCCGCAGCGCGATGGACCGGACGCTGGGGGAGAGTCCCGATGTCATGCTGCTGATCAACCATGAGGGGTTGCCCATCGCGCGTACCAAGAGCGGCAACCTGACCATGCGGACTGACAGCCACGGCCTGCTGATCCGCGCCGAGCTGGACCCCAGTGACCCGGACGTCCAGCGCATCGCCCCGAAGATGAAGGCACGCCGCGGAAACCGGCCACTGCTGGACGAGATGTCCTTCTCGTTCCGGGTCAAGAACCACAAGTGGAACACCGACCGCAGCCACCGCGTCATCAATGAGCTGTCGCTGCAGAAGGGCGATGTCAGCGTCGTCAACTACGGCATGAACCCGCGCACGCGCGCCGCGCTGGCCCCGGAGGCGGTGGCCGCGCTGGCGCGCAGCACCGACGAGGAGCTGCTGGAGATCCGCCGGATGGACCGGACCGCGGTAGGCGCGGCCATGCAGGTTCTGCAGCGGGCCTGGCGCGCGAACGAGGAGGACGAGCGCGGCGACTTCGGCGGCAAGAAAGCGCCGCCGTTCGGCAAGGGTGACGACAAGGACGGCGACAAGGACGGCAAGAAGGACGGCGACGAGCGCGCCGGCACCTACGTCAACTTCGACGGCAGCCACCTGATGTACGACGGCCTGTGTGTGACCTGCGCGCATGACCGCGCCAAGAAGCCCTACGGCAACGTGGAGTACGCCGACCCCGGCTACCTGGGACCGGACGGCAAGCCGGCGCACGACGGCAACGGCCAGGCCCGCTACCCCATCGACGCGCAGCATGTGATGGCCGCGTGGAGCTACATCAACCAGCCCAAGAATCAGAAGGGCTACACCGCCGAGCAGCTGTCGGCGATCAAGGGACGGATCAAGGCGGCCATGAAGAAAGCGGGTCACGACGTGAGCGACGACAAGAAGGCGCAGCGCGCCGCCGACGACTGCACGTGCCCCAACGACAACTGCCCGGTGCACGATGACGCCAGCAGCGGGGAGCTGTACCGCGTCGAGGCGGTGCGGATGGCCAACGGCGGCATCTCCATGGTGGCCGTGACCAGCGACGGCACCCGCACACCGTTGCCGTCGTTCCGGCAGTCCGGCCAGCAAGTCGGCTCCCCGGGCATGGCCCCATTCCGCCCCGGCGTGGGTGGCGGGCCGATCCCCCAGCGGTACGCGCGCGCGATCACACCCAACCCCGACCAGGGCACCGCGCACACCGGCCCGCCGATCAATGACAGCCTGGACAACAGCCTGACCAAGGTGCCCGGCATCCCCAGCAATGTGGAGGGTGGCCCGCAGATCGACTACGACTGGAAGCCCGGCGATGCCAACGCCGACCCCCATTTGGACGCCTACACCAAGAGCGACGAGGGCACCAAGGACCCCGGCGAGCTACACGGCACGGCCCGCGCCACCAGTAGTGAACCGGGTGGCAAGCTCGGCGGCGACGACGACAAGGACGACGACGAGGACGACCGCGCGGACAAGAAGCCGGCCGACGACACCGATGACGAGGACGACACCAACGAGCGGGACTTCCGCAGCGTGGAGGAGCGGTTGCGCGAGCTGCGCCGGGAGAACGACATGCCGGACCTGCCCAGCCTCGATGACGCCATGACGTACATCCGCCAACTGGCGTGAGCTACGACGCCGACTTCTTCGGCTGGCAGGCCGAGGGATCGGCGTCCTCGGCGGCGGTGGTCGTGCCGCTGATCAATGAGCTGGTCCACCCTGTCTCCGTGCTCGACGTCGGGTGCGGGACTGGCCAGTGGCTCACGGCATGGGCGCACAACGGTGCGTGCGTGTTGGCCGGTGTGGACGGCGACTGGGTACAGCCGTTGCTGAGCAAGCCGATGCAACAGTTGTACCGGCCGCACGACCTGACGCAACCGCTGGACATGGGACGCCGGTTCGACCTCGCGCTGTGTCTCGAGGTGGCCGAGCACCTACCGGCCAAGGCAGCGCGGACGCTGGTGGCCAGCCTGTGCGCCCACGCCGACGTGGTGGCGTTCTCCGCAGCCGTACCGGGCCAGGGTGGGGTGGGCCACGTCAACGAGCACTGGCCGAGCTACTGGGCCAAGCTGTTCGCCCACCACGGATACCAGCCCTATGACCTGCTGCGCGAGGCGATCTGGTGGGACCAGCGGGTGGAGTGGTGGTACCGGCAGAACATGATCGTCTTCGCTACCGACAAGGCAGCGACGCGATACGCGTTACGCGTATCGCGTAATGGGACCGCGCTTGACCTGGCCCAACCCGCACTGCTGTGCCCGGAGCTGGCCTCGCGGATCGCGGCCACCGTCTGTATCCCGTGGCGTCCCTCCCCGTCGCGGCTGGCCCCGTTCCAGCGGGTGAAGGAGTTTTGGGCGATGTTCGGCTGGCCGGTCATCACCGGCGACTCCGACACCGAGGTGTTTTCGCTGGCGCAGGCACGCAACAACGCCGTCAAGAAAGCGACAACCGATGTTGTCATCATCGCGGACGCGGACACCCTGATCGACCCGCTCAACGTCCTGCGCGCCGCGGCGGACCCGCAGGGCGTCTGCTGGCCGTTCACCCGCTACCGCATCCTGGACCCGAAGTACCTGGACACTCCGATCAGCGAGCTGGCCGGCTGTCCGTACATCAACACCTGGGA